GGAGCAATCCAGCCTTAACAAACAGCTTTATAGCGTCGTCGGTAGTCAGAAATCGGGAACTCCTGGTTCGGGTCAGGCAACCGTATATTCGTCTGCCGATCTCTCGGTCCTGATCGGCGCTGGCATTGATGTGATCAGCAATCCTCAGCCTGGTGGAGCATATTGGGGCGTGCGCGCTGGCCACAATTCCTCCTCAAATCCCGCTATCAACGGGGACAATTACACGCGTCTCACAAACTATATCGCTGAAACCCTTGCCGCCGGAATGGGTCAGTTCGTAGGACAATTGGTCAATGCCGCGCTATTCCAACAAATCCGCGCAACACAGCTCTCCTTCTTACAGAACATGTTCAATCAAGGTATACTGGGTAGCACGAACGGGAGCCTGCCCTTCAGTGTGATCTGCGACACCTCGAACAATCCCGCCAGCCAAACCGGCCTTGGCTATGTTCAATCCGACGCCCAAGTTCAATATCAGTCGATCAACGAGATGTTCATCGTGAACATCGAGGGCGGCCAAACTGTCGTGGTTTCCGTTCAGACGCTTCCAAGCGGGCAACCGACGTAAGGAGATCTCAACGTGGCGCTTACCAATTTTTCCGTTGGCGTGGATACACAGTTGGTGGTCCTAGGCCCCGCAGGGCGCGTCGATCTTACGTACGTCACCGGGTTTGAAGCACGTCAGCTAACGCATTCGGTACGAGTGGACCGGCTCGATGGCACTCAGATGGGGGCAGAGCTTCCGAAAGGCTGGGAAGGTGCGTTCGAAATCGAGCGAGGCGATTCCACTGTCGATGATTTCATCGCAGCTGCAGAACAGCAATTCTACAGTGGTAGTACGGTACCCGCCGGCGCAATGTATCAGTACGTATCCGAGACGGACGGATCTACGTCGACTTATCTATATGATGGCGTAACGTTCAAGCTGACCAGTGCCGGCCAGTGGAAGGGCGACAGTAGCGTCAAGCAGAAATTGGGGTTCTTCGCCACTCGGCGGATGCGAATCTGATGCGGCCCTCAGCAACGATCATCGCCGCCGCTACGGCAGCCCCTACTGTAACCGACCGGCTAGGTCGGGCGTTGACACTTCGACGCATGACGTCTCTCGACAAGCTCCGCTTGTTCAAGGCGGCTGGCCCTGTCTTATCCCAGAATCAGCCCTGGCTTGGCATGGCGATGCTCGCCTGCTCGGTGGCCGAAATCGACAACGTGCCCGTCCCGCCACCGACAAATGAGCAGCAGATCGAGTCGCTAGTGGCGCGATTGGGTGATCCGGGGATAGCCGCAGTTGCAGAGGCATTCAATGGGCAGCCTGAAGTCGTGCAACCAGACGCGATGGCCACCGCGGGAAACTGAGCAGGCACCCCGATCTAATTGACTGCCTATTCCTGGTCAGGAACGGGGTGCCCTTCGATGTCGCTTTTAGCCTGCCTCCGGACGAAAGGCTCGCTTGGATCGTGGCGCTCGGGACGATCGACGGACGAGAATTTGATTGGCGCACTCTACGGTGGAAGGAGTCGAAGTGATCGCCATTGTCGGTCTCCGGATGTTAGTAGATCGGTTATCTCGCCTCGATATCGTGCACGCGGAAGTGGACGCCCTGGAACAGGCCGCGCTCGCTCTCGAAGCGCACGCGAAGGCGAAGGCGATGGCGTCGGCGCCCACTGACGAAGGTGGCACAAGCAGACGCGCGCGCGAGACTGCTGCTTCGGCAGCTATATCACATCACATAAACGAGCACTCCGCGGCGATCGGTGCCATCGGTTCCGCCGCAGTTACAAGAGAGCTCGGGTCGATCACAAAGCCTCCCGATCCCATCTTGGGCGCGGCTGCCCGGCAATTCGGGCCGGCCGTCGCGGAACACATCGGACAGATGATCGCTCAGCTAATGTCAGAGATGCTAAATGATTGACGCTTATACAATTGGCATCACCCTGGCATTGGACAACGGTGTGTCAGAGGGGTTGGCCACTATCCGCCGCGACCTGGTCGCACTGAATGGTGTGGTCGAAGGCAGTGCCACAGGCCTGAAGGATCTTACGCGGGCCGCGACTCATCTACAGGTTGGATCCGGCGTGGCCCAGCCGATTAACAGAGGTTCGACCGCGCCCTCAAGCGCGCTTGGCGACGGGTCCATTCCGTTCCCCTCTGGTTCGTTGCGCCCAGATCCTGGCATGCTTGCTCTGACCGGGTCGAGCCTGCTCATGGTCGCTGAAACCCTGCTGCCCACGATTTCTCTTCCTGCGGCCCAATCAATCGCTGATGTTGGGTCACCCCTGACAAATCAACCCGGAACGACATCGCCAGAGACTCGGTCATTAGTGCCGGCGATTGCGAGCGGCACGCCGAGCGCAAGCCAGCAATTGGGTCAAAACGCCACAACCGGCGACTTCGCTTCGGCCGGCTATCCAGCGCACATTTCGTCGGCCTCGCTGGCTCGCGCCGCGCCTGAAGACGGACCGGGCGGCGGTCTTTTCACAACGCCCGGCGCCCCGTCAGCCCTATCCGCTATTTCCGACGCCGTCCCGTATCCATCTCCAAAAAAAAAGCCGGACATATCGATCACGTTAGGTGACGATCAATCCGTCCCGCATATGACGTCGCCGCAGATCGCTGAGTCGCAGATGGATCACTCCCGGAACTCGCGTGCAGCCGCGTACGATGCGTCGGCCTGGATGCCTCCCTCGAGTGTTAGCACGCCTTTGCCATCGGCCGCGCCGCCGTCGACGGAATCGCAATCGACGCCATTGCAAGGAGACATTTATGTAGATGGTTCGCGGCTTGGGCGATGGATAACCGACCACCTTGCCAACGCGGCCGAGCTGCCGCGGGCGGCCATGACCGGGTTCGATCCTCGCATGACGCCCACTTGGCCAGGTGCGCCGGTCGGCGGCTAACGGGAGTGACACTGAAATGCCCAACGTAGCGCTACTGCTTGGTCCCGTGTCGTTCCAGGACTTCGAGGTTCCTGCGAGCATCAATATCGGCGGAGCCCAGCGTCTCGCTATTCATCGTCTGCTGGGCGGGATCCGGGTGATCGACGTGCTCGGCCGAGACGATGCGGATATCTTGTTTTCAGGCATTTTCTCCGGTCCCGATGCCACCCTTCGCGCCAGACTAATCGACGAAATGCGCGTGTCGGGTGTTCCCCTGCCACTCACTTGGGACGTATTCTTTTACTCCGTCATAATCAAGAAATTTGAGGCCGACTATCGTACCGGCTGGTGGATTCCCTACCACGTGACCTGCACAGTAGTGTGTGATGAGGCCAGCAGTGCCCTAGCGTCGGCGATATCGCTCGCGGACGACGCACTGTCTGACGTCACAACCGCGTTTACGTTCGCCATGGGCGCCGGAATTGACCTATCGGACACACAAAGTGCGGTCGCTATGCCAAACGCAGCCTTGAAGGGCACTGCGTCGAATTCCGCGGCACTCGCTACGCTTGCAAGTGCTAGCGTCGTCGTGGGGTCTGGTATTTCGCAGGCAGAAACCACTCTCAGTGCAGTTTCGTGGCCCGTTGACGGTCAGATGTCATCCGCAGCCAATGCCTTAAACGGCATTGTGTCAGCAGCTCAACAGATCAGCTCGTTGACAGTTGCGCAAGCCTATGTGGGACGCGCTCGCATTAATCTTACGAACACGAGTACTTGACCGTGCAATCAATAACCGTGACGGGGGGTAACCTGTTTCAAATTGCAGCCACTGAACTCGGCGACGCAACGCAATGGATTCGGATCGCTCAGCTCAACAGAATATCGGACCCGATGTTGGTCGGCATTGTGCTTCTGACGATCCCTGATATCGACCAAGATGCAGGAGGAGGCATTGCCACTCAGTGACGTGCTAACTTGGCAGCGATCGCCTTTAGCGCGCATTATGGCGAACGGTGCCGTGATTCCGGGCCTGATAGAAGTTGAGGTCATTTGCAACAACCACTTTTCCGCTGACACGTTTTCTGCATCCTTCGCATTGAATGTGGGCCCTCTTTATGGAAGCGCTTACTGGTCCTCAGAGTTGGACATTACGGTTCAAATTCTATTTAGCGTAGACGCCATCTCGTTTGTCAGCCTCTTTACCGGAATTGTGGACACGATCGCGATAAACATCACCAGAGGGTTGGTCCATCTTACGGGCCGAGACTTGTCGGCCCAATTGATCGAGGCTCGCACCGCAGAGACGTTTTCCAATCGCACTTCGAGCGAAATTGCTTCGTTGCTTGCGACTCGGCACCATCTGACTTCCAACGTGGTACAGACTACGACCCCGGTGGGTAGGTACTATCAGGATGAACACGACCGCCTTACTCTTGGTCAATTCAGCCGATCGACGACGGAATGGGATTTGTTGGTGTTCTTGGCACAGCAAGAAGGTTTCGATATTTCGGTTACCGACACGACTCTAAATTTTCTTCCATCAAATAACCGCGCCCAAGCGCCATATGTGGTCACGCCAACAAACTGCATCGATATGAGACTTGAACGCCGTTTAATCCTCGCGGGAGAAATTGCGGTGACCGTCAAGAGTTGGAACTCCCGCCAGAACAGCGCGTTCACCCAAACGGTGACTGGTTCGAATAACACAACTCCTAATCCGAGTGGCCCAACTGGCCTTCAGCAATATGTGTTTGTCCATCCCAATCTGACCGCGGACCAGGCTTTGAACTTCGCTCAGAAAAAGTTACGCGACCTAGCCATGCATGAACGAGTGGTGGAATTTGTCATGCCGGGCGACCTTTTATTGACACCGGTTGATCAGCTAGTTTTGACCGGGACGGGGACCGATTTCGACCAAGAATACAGTATCGACCTCATCGAGCGTCGCCTCGGGGCGAATGATGGCTTTACACAACGAGTGCGCGCGAAGGGCAGCAGTCCTCGGTTAACGTCAAACAATCAAACCGTCGCTGCCGGTGCGACCGGGAGCTAGATGATGGAGCGGCTCCTTAACATCATCAAGGCGCACGCGGAGGCTCTTGATTATGGAACGGGCCAGCCGCGATTTGGTGTCGTGACCTCTGTGGATACCATTTCTGCTTGTGCACGGGTAGCTCTTCAGCCTGAGGGGGTTTTAAGTGGCTGGTTGCCGATCTTGTCTCCCTGGGCTGGCGCCGGTTGGGGCCTCGTTTGCCCACCTTCGCCAGGCGATCAGGTAATGGTGCTGGCGCAGGAGGGTAATGCCGAGCATGGGATCATTGTCGGCGCTGCATTTAGCACCGTTCAATTGCCTCCCGCCGCCCCAGTCGGGGAGTTCTGGCTGATGCATAGCTCCGGAAGCTTCATTAAGCTTCAAAATGACGGAACTATTCGTATGAGTGGCGACCTCCATGTGAATGGCGATGTCTACGATAGCCACGGTCCCCTCTCAGGCCTACGCACGCACTACGATGAACATACGCACGTCGACTCACGTGGTGGCACAACATCGGTCTCCAACGAACAGGACTGAAGTAAGTGAACGATATATTCCATGTTTGGGAATCGGATTTGACCACCAGTGCAACAGGAGATCTCGCGGTCGTATCGGGTTCCATTTCGGGTCAACAAAGAGTGCTACGCCGTCTGCTCACCAATCCCAGGGATTACATTTGGCATATCGATTACGGAGCCGGATTGGCGGGGTTTGTTGGCGTTCCTGCGAACGAACTGCAAATCACTGCCGCAATAAGGAGTCAAATATTCCAGGAGACGGCCGTCGCGCAAACACCGGAACCTGTCATCAACGTGCAGGTATCCCCGGCCGGCGCCTGGTCGACGGTATATGTTGATATCCGATACACCGATTCACTAAGTAATGAGACACAAATGCTTACATTCTCGGTGAGCAGCTGATCATGCAACTTTCGCTTCAAACGTTCACCTCCCTAGTCCAGAACATGGCTGCCACGGTGCAGGCCGCGGCAACTCAGTTGCTGGACCTTACGATTGGTTCAACGCTGCGCGCGGTTCTGGAAGCCAACGCGTCCGTGGCGCTTTGGATGCAGTGGTTGATCTTGCAGGTCTTGCAGATGACCAGAGCCGCCACCAGTACTGGGGCAGATCTCGATAGCTGGATGGCGGACATGTCGCTGAGCCGTCTTCCCGCTGCGCCGGCCGTCGGATCGGTTACGTTTTCTCGCTATACCGCAATGTCGTCCTCGCTCATACCCGTCGGAGCTTTGGTCCGGACTGGCGATGGAATGCTGACATTTGTCGTTACGAGTGCAGAGACGAATTCAGTGTGGAATGCGGAGCTCAATGGATATACGATCAGTCCGGGCGTTAGTTCGCTTACGGTTCCGGTTGTCGCGCAAGTGGCTGGTGGTACAGGCAACGTCCTGGCAAACACGATCTCGCTGATAGCCACTGCGATTCCAGGTGTGGACTTGGTTACCAACTCGGCAGCGACCCAGAACGGTTTAGACGCGGAGTCCGATACCGCCTTTCGCGGCAGGTTTCAAAACTATTTGCAGAGCCGTTCGCGTGCGACAACCGGGGCTGTGGGGTATGCGATCACCAGTATTCAGCAGGGGTTGGATTTCATAATCGCAGAGAATGTGGATCCAGCCGGCGCTACCTGGGTAGGGAGTTTTGTTGTCACAGTCGACGATGGCTCCGGTTATCCGCCACCATCACTTCTGACGACTGTGTACTCCAGTATCGACGCGGTCCGACCTATTGGTTCCATATTTTCTGTGCAACCACCCAATGTTGTTCAGGCAAATGTCGTACTGATGTTATCCGTAGCCGCAGATGTTACGAGTTCTGCCATTGTCGCTACTGTCATATCGGCCATCACGAACTACATAAATTCTTTGACAATAGGAGAGTTGTTGCCGCTCACTCGTCTAGCACAAGTGGCCTACGATGCTAGCGGCGCGGTTATTAACGTCACGCAGGTACAGGTCAATGGCGGCACGGCAGATCTGGTTTGCGGAAGCACTGGAATTATTAAGGCTGGAACAGTGGCAGTTAGTTGATATGATTGGTGACCAAACCGATTTCCAGAACCGGCTACGTACCGTGCTACCCGCGAGCTGGTTTCCCGATTATACTCCTGTGCTGGACACTCTGCTTAGTGGTCTCGGGACTGCCTGGGTGCTGATTTACACCATGCTGCAGTACGTCACGTCGCAGACTCGTATAACCAGCGCGAGCGACATATGGTTAGACTTGATAGCGTGGGATTTTTTTGGCCGCCGGCTAAGGCGACGGTCGAGCGAAGGCGACGATGCGTTACGTAGCCGCATCATGCTCGAGATGTTTCGTGAGCGTGCCACGCGTTTGGCTGTGGAATCCGTGCTGCAGGATCTAACAGGACGATCTCCGATAATATTCGAACCCGCCCGGACCAGTGACACCGGAGGTTACGCCTCGTTAGGCGGCAAAGGTGGAGGGGTCGCATACAACAGTGCGGGCGGCTGGGGTAACCTGGGACTGCCGTTTCAGTGCTTTGTGACCGCCTATCGGCCCAACGCCGGCGGCATAGGGCAGGTGACCGGATGGGGCGACTGTGCCGCGGGGTACGGGGTAGGCGCCATCGAGTACGCGTCCTTGGGTATGGTGCAGGCCCAGGTTACCGATGCCGACATCTATTCGGCCATCATGGGGGTGCTGCCGGTCGCGACAATAGCCTGGACGAATATCATCGACTAACACACCATCAGAGAGTCTCATGGACAGAAACATCGTCTATCCTGGAAGCATTCCGCTCGACACTGATTTGTTATCCACCAATCTGAACGCCATGGTGGGTCTGGGTTATTTGGCGCAGGTTGTACTGGGACAGAACACGGTTGCTGATGGCCTTGTGTGTGGCCCAACCGCCCCAGCGTCGCTTACGATAACGGTCGGGCCAGGCAGTCTCACCCAGTTGACCACTGTCGACACTCTGGCATATGGATCCTTACCTGCCGACATGACCAACCCGCTCGTGAAGATAGGTGTCAACATCTCATCCACGAGCTTCACGTTGGTCACTCCGACGACGTCGGGACAATCGGCAAATTATCTAATTGAGGCATCATTTCTGGAAAGCGATATCAACCCAGTAGTACTACCTTATTACAATGCCGCGAACCCGGCACAACCGTATAGCGGACCAACAAACTCTGGCGTCGCTCAAAACACGCAGCGCGTGCAGCGTGTTCAGTTGCAGCTCAAAGCCGGCGCGCCGGCGCTGACCGGCCAACAACAGACACCACTGGTGGATGCTGGCTGGGTCGGTTTGTATACGATCGGCGTGAGCTACGGCCAGACCGAAGTCCTAACGGCCAACATCGCGCTGTCACCTTCCGCCCCGTTTCTTACCTGGAAGCTTCCGCAGTTGCGACCCGGCTTTGCTTCGGGCGTCCAATCCTTTACGGCCTCCGGTAGCTTCATCGTGCCGCCAGGTGTGACGCAGGTAGAGGTTGAGCTTTGGGGAGGTGGGTCCGGTTCTTTCGCCTCCGCCAGCGGAGCGCCGAGTGGAGGAGGAGCGGGCGGTGGGTATGCCCGCAAGCGCGTTCTGAACCTTTCGCCCGGCCAAGCCGTTCCAGTGACGATCGGATCGGGTGGAAACGGCGGAACTACGACGGGCGGCGGACCGGCAGCGGGAAGCACTTCGGGGTTTGGCACCTATGTCAGCGCCACAGGTGGCAGTCTGAACACGTTGGCCACGGTCACAACTCCGCTTAATGGGGCGACACCCGGGGGCATCGGCGTAGGCGGGGACGTGAACATTTCCGGGTCATCCGGACAGGCAGGAATTCTAAACCAAGGCGGCCTTGGCGGAGCCGCCCCTATGGGTGGGGCTCAGAACAGCGGCACGACCGGTGTCGCGGGCAATTTTCCTGGTGGCGGCGCCGCTGGGGCCGGTACGGGCGCAAATAGTGCTACCCCGTATAGCGGTGCCGCGGGCGCGCCCGGTTTGGTCGTCGTCAGGTGGTAGCAGGGGACAGCGTTGAGCCCACACTGGTATTGATGGACCTGCCCAGGTTAACCTTCTGCGTCTGAGCCCGTGAGAATGCGAATTCCGGTGGTCCATCAGAATGCGCATCGCTCGCGCCAACGTGCACCTGCCTCGAGAAGTATAGCGGCACAACCGGTAGTTTTGAGGATGAGATGCGCACTAACTCCATCTGTCTTAAGACTTTCCCAGCGGTCGGTTGTGAATATAGGTGCGCGCTGTACTCCCTCTGGGCATTCCGGCCCCGCCATGCCGTTAGAGTCCGTCCGGAGACTTCGTCAAGGATTACAGAGTTTTCTGAGCATGAGACGGATCGACGCGAGGCGCAGGAACGCGAGCGCATTGTGGTTGAGATTTTCCCAATCCTTGGC